TTTCAATTTACGAGTCTTAGCAACAACTGCCTCAGATTGTAATTGAACGTCAATTTCAGGGATAGTAATAGAACCATCAACTGCAGCAGCAGAATCAGCTTCGAAATCACCTCTTGTGTTATCAGCAGGCTGTAGGCTATATTTAACTGTAGCAGCTAATTGTCCGTTAGTAGGTAGAGTAAGGTCGCTATTTTTCAATACGAAAGTTACATCATCCCCACTAACTGTAGTTAATTCTGGGTAGTTAGTTACGTCTACAGAACCTGATACTAATCTGAAAGATCTTACAGCTTCTTTGTCAAATTGTACAGAAGACATATCAACAGTATATGTATCGAAATCACTAGGTAATTTAGATTCATCATAAGCGATAGATCCAGATCCAGCTGATCCAGTAGCTTGAGCAGATACTGATAATGATTTTTCATTAACAGAGTATCCAAATTTACCAGCTCCATAAAGTCCGCCAGAAGCGTCAGTATCGGCTGCCATTTTAGTTGCTCCGTCGGTTACGTTACCGTACATGTTATCTCCGTCAGCACGTCCACCTGTTGCAGTACCGTACTTAAAGTCTAAGTAAAATACTAGCCCAGAAGGCAAGTTCATTGGTTGTACAGATACGAAGTCTTGAGCTACGATTTGAGAAAATACTTTTCTCACTAATGGAAGAGCAACTCCAGCCCACTGCTCACCAGCACCGGCAGTAAAGCCAGTTGATGTACCAGAGGCACCTGTGTTGTTAGCTTCAGCAACGATTTGCTTTGCTTGGTTTTCCAAAATCATAGCCATGTTGGCAGTTCCTTTTTCATCTAGTCCTTCTAAAAGACCAGAAGCTGCCCATTTTGTAGCAAGTCTATTGGAGTCAGCTTGTAAGCTTTTGTATCCATTAGCACTTTCTAATAGTGAATTTAATTCCATGGTTTGTTTTTTTTATTTATTTAATAATACCAGCTAATTTTTGCATTCTACGAACAGCATCGGATACTTCTGCAATAATTTCAGGTTTTTTAGCTGTTGTACCTGTTGCTTTACTTGCAGATCCTTTGTGTTCTTTTATAGTAGTTTCTTTTTTAGTTCCTACATTGTCAGAAACCGTTTCGAAAACTAATTTTACTTCTTTAACCGTTTCAGCTTTATCAAAAGCAGCAATTACGTTAACTTTTTGACTTTCTGATAAGTTGGTAGATTTAAAGATCTTATTAACATAGAGTAATTTAGAATTAAGAATGTTAACTTCGTTCAAATCTTTTTTGAGTAACTCGATTGTATCTGTAGCTTGTTTAAGTTCTTCCTTAAGTTTAGCTACACGATTAATGTTATAGTCACTACCGTCTGATTCAGCATTAACTTGAACAGAAGTATCTTCTTCTACAGTCTCGTCTTTTTTGTCTTTATCGTGAGACATTTCTTCTACTGATTCTAATTCACGAATAAGTTCGTCTAAGTCGATCTCTTCTTCTTCAGCACCCATTTCTGTTTCACCGTCTAATTCAGGTTCTTCAGTTGGTGCTTCATCCCCCATTCCTTCAATATCACCAGCGTCCATATCGTCAGCAGGAGCGTCTCCGCCTACCTCTTGAGCAATAATGTCTCTGATCATATCTTTGAATTGGTCTACTGTTAAATCACCGAGTTCTTCATCTCCAGATGTTTCATCAGTATGCTCTTCTTCAGAATGTTCTGCTTCGTCCTCAGATTCTTCTGAGTCATCCTCGGCTTCTTCGTCTTCAGCTTCTTCAACTGCTGTAAGTTCTTCCTCTATTGCTTCTTCTTCTTTAGAGTGAGTTCCTTCTTCTACTTCTTCTTCTTCGACTTCGTTTACTACTTCTTCTACTTCTTCGGACTTGTCTTCCATTTCTTGTAGTTTAGCAGCTAACATGTCTTTTAGATGAGGAGTTAAAGTCTCTTCTAAAGCTTCTTTAGCGTTAGCAATAGCGGCTTCTCTTACAGATTTTGCTTCAGCAATAGCTTGCTTGAATAAATCTTTGTTTGCCATTATAAAATTGTTTGTGAGTTCGTACGATTATTTTAAATCGTAATGTGAAATATATTTTTTGATAATACAGTATAAGGAACTGTATATTTTATATAAATATATACTATTTCCAAAAACCTAGCAGTTTAAGAGAAAGTATCTGCTAAGTCTCCTAATTCTGTAACTATATTATTGAGTTCTCC